TATGAATAAGACAGAGGCAACTACAGAAAAATATAATTCGTCAAGATATAGAGGATTAAATATACACTCAAGATTTTTACACGGCACTATAGAATACAGATACCATCACGGAACTCTTAATAGTTACTTTATAACTAAATGGATGGCTTTCTGCTTAGGTATGTCAGATTTTGGTGCAAGATTTTTAGAGAGAAATGATAAGATAAAGAATTTATTTATTAAAAGTGAGTCAAATGACTTCAGCGATTACTTATCTGCTATGAATATGGATGATTTAATTCCTTATGTAGAGGAATTGAGAGATAGAAATGCAGATGCCCATATTATTGAAAAAGGGGCTGAAGAAGTAACGAGTGGAGCATGGGAGAATGCGCATAGGTATGAACCTTTGCGTGAGGTACTTTCAGACCCATTAGTAGATAATATGATAGAAGAAGAAAGAGAGGAAATGTAAATGTGTGGAATATTCGGATTTGCCAAGCGTGAAGGCTGGCAGAGCGATGATCAGATGCGCCGAATAGATGATGTGATTACTAACCTCACTTGGGAATCCGTAGTCAGGGGACAAGACTCCACTGGACTTGCGATTGTTTCTAAGGAGGATAAGTTAGTCTATAGAACTCTTCAACCATCAGATGCCCTTGTATGTAGTAATGAATGGGATGGGATTCTGGAAAAAGTTGATAGAGATACTACCATCTTTATGGGGCATGTGAGATTCGCAACCCACGGAACGATTACCATACAAAACGCTCATCCTTTTACTAAGGGGAGTGTTATTGGCGCTCATAATGGTGTAATATACAACCATAAAGACATAGCCAGTAAAATTGGTAAAAATGTTCAAGTGGATTCTGAGGTAATATTCGGGCTGCTCAACAAAAAAGATAAATATCAAGATGTGTTTGATTTACTTGAAGGAGATTATGCACTGAGTTGGGTAAATGAAGATTATCAGACGATTAATCTTATGCACGAAGATGGTAGACCTCTTCATATAGCATATTGGAAGAAAGCGAGATGTCTGTTTTGGGCATCAACTGCTGATATTATGGAGGAAGCACTTAAAGCTGCTGGTCTTGTAATAGATGTATATTCTCTTCCAATAGACACTGTATATGAATACGATACTTCTGTGTTCTGGAAGAGTCTAGAACCAAAGGAAACTAAAGTAGAAACTAATGAGAATTGGAATAAATATTCTAATGTTGGCTACTATCACGGAGGTTGGAGCCGCGGTTCTAATAACTACAGTCATTCAGCTAATCGGTGTAAACTTTGTCATACAAGCACTTACAGGGTAGATTCTATCTGCTATAAATGTATAGACAAACCAGAGAAACAGCTTAAAATGGACAGTAATGGCGACTGGATGGCAACATGTACTGATTGTAATATGGAAGTGTATTATGACGATCTCGCATACGATACTCAAGGTGGATATATGTGTAAAACCTGTGGATTTAACTTAGGGTACATAAAATCTTCTACAGATAAAATTGTGGAGCAAAAGATGTATAGCTGTGATTTTTGTGGAGATGGTGTAGAAGTAATCAATATGAAATACACTGAGGGATATGGTCTTTGTGAGTACTGTTATGATGCTGAGTCTAAGCGTAAAAACGGTGAACAAATTAATCTCCCAGCGGTTTTAGGATAAGGAATTTATGGTAAAGAAAAAGAAAAAAGCTGTATTTGTCGGTATAGCTGACCCGATACAGATAAAATCAAAAAGATATGTAATGAACATGCTCTATAAACGGGCGAGGAAAAATCCGTTTATTGCTGATAAGACATTTGAAGAATATATGGAGCATATTAGGTCTCAAGTTAGAGATTTAGAGGGTGTGGAAATTACAGCTTCTAGCGAAGAAGAAATGTATAATTCTCTTAAGAGCCTTGGGTGGCTGAAAGAGATAAGTGTACTGGCTGTGTACATAGTTACAGCTAATTATGGTATAGCATAGGAGGAATTATGCCACCAGATTCTGTACAAGATAAACCAAAGATAATTGGAGAGTGTTGTTGCTGCAATCGTGGAGTAGAGGAACAATACGAGCTCCGTGGTCTCGATGACGGGCTCTATTGTGAAGATTGTTACAATGAGGTATTCACTCAGTGTGAGGATTGTGGAGAGGTAATTGAATACGAGTATGCAAACAACGATGACAATGGATATACCTATTGTAATTATTGCTGGGACAGCAGACATGAGGATGTAGATTTAAACTCTTTTGATAATTCTCTTAGTGTTTACAATCCACCAGAAGATACCACATTTGAGCATAACAAATTTGAAAGGTTTGTAGGTGTTGAGATAGAAACTCTCGGGCCTAGTGATTATTATCCTGGTGATAAGCCAGACTCGTTTTACACATCAAGCGACGGAAGTGTTGGTACCTCTGATGAGGATTATGGTGGATATGAATTTATATCTCAACCTATGTGTGGAGATACATTATTTAGTGAAATAGATAAGATGGGAGCTTGGCTTCGCAGTCAAGCATTTAGAATAAATAAAACTTGCGGATTACATATACACATTGATGCAAGAGATTTATATTATAAGGAATTAAAGGGCATAATGCTCGTAACAAAAGCTTTTGAGTCTACTATATTTAGTATGTTGCCAAGTAGAAGATATGATAGTAATTGGTGTAAGAGTATAAATATGTCTGTAAATGCAATAAAGGCTTTGCAATCAGACTCTGATTTTATCCACAGCTATTACGATCACTGCGACGAACATCCCTCCCTTGATAAGTATAATGATGCGAGATATCAAGGTCTCAATCTACACGCAAGGGTATATCTTGGAACTATAGAGTTTAGATATCATTCTGGAACTAACAATCCTACAAAAATTAAGAACTGGATTACTATATGCCAGTCAATAGTGGAAAAAGGCATAGCACTAAGCAGGGAGTTTGACAACAAATCTGAAGATTGGGATGCTGACACACATCTACTTATGAATGCCAACGGAGATTTAGGCTTACAAGCGTTTGTAGAAATACTTGAACTTGATGCCATAAAAGATTATATAATAAGGAGAGTACGCAAATTTGACCGCCCAAGTACGGAGGAATCAAGACAGTACATGGACAATGAAATTAACTTTCGGTATATATAGTATAATATATATATATATATCAACCAACCAGAGGTATTAACAATATAAGCCTTAAATGGGAGTTTGTCAAGCAAAAAATGAAAAATAAAATAAAAAAAGAAATATTGTGATGATAGTCTATCAAGCAATCAATTTAATAAATAACAAGAGATACATTGGTGTAACGAGCAGAACACTTAATCATTCTATTTGGAGTCACAGAACAAAAGCGAGAGCGTTTGAAAGAAGAATGAAATTAAAACCAACAGCTAGGATGGGAAAAACACCATTTCATAATGCTCTTGTAAGGTATGGTGAACATAATTTTAGTTACAGTTTAGTTGAGTCTTTCTATAGCAAAGAGGACGCTTATTCTTATAAGGAACGATTAATTAAAGAGTGGAATACAACCAATCCTGATTTTGGCTATAATTGTACAACTGGAGGTTTGGAATCATATAGTATGACCCCTGAGTCTATTGAAAGAATGAGTATAGCAGGTACAGGAAAAACAATGCCCGAATCCTATGTAAAACTTATGAAGGCTCGTGTAGGAGAATTAAATCCCTTTTTTGGAATAAAGCGCTCAAAGAAAGCAAAAGAGAACATGAGGCAGGGACAATTAAACTCTGATTATGTACAGTCAGAAGAAACTAAAAGACGAAAAAGCAAAGCAATGAAAAAAAGATGGCAAGAGCCAGAGGTTATTGCAAGGATGGCAAACCGCAAAAGGGGAAAGGTAACAGACGAAACTCGTAGGAAGTTGAGTATATCAAGTAGTGGTAAAAATAATCCTATGTATGGTAAACGAGCATGGAACAGAGGGATTCCAATGACCGAAGAGCAAAAGAAAAAACTACAAGATGGCAGGGAAAAATATCATACGAAAAAAAGAAAAGAGTTACTTGAGAAATACAGCCAAAGAACGGAAAAGGAATGTTATAGATGTAAAAAGATTAAGTCACTTGATATGTTTTATAAGAGCAAAGCTAATTTAGATGGACATATCGGATATTGTAAGCCTTGTGATGCAGACAGGAAAAGAAAAATATTATAAGAATTATAAAAAATTACTTGCTTTATATATTGTGAAGCATTATATTTATTACTAATAAATAATTAAAAAAGAGGGAATATGCCTGCAATCGGATTTAAATACCCAAATGGTGAACACATCTCATTCGAAGAAATATTTGAGGATGGTTCGTTAGATGTAGAGAGAATGGGTATCGTTTTACCAATGTTAAAAGAACTGGCTAAGCAAAGACCGCCAGATAGAAAGCCATCAGTAACCGAATGTCTTATCGGAACATGTGAGGCTTATCTTAAAAGGACTGAACAATATTTCATAGACCCGCAAGAGCACGCATTCGCCCTAGCAGGTACACTACATCACGCAAGGTTGGAGAAAAATGCAGATGAGGATTTATCTGAAATATCTATGGAAGGAATGGATATTACAGGAATCGTGGACTTATACGACGAAGAGAGCAATTCACTTATTGACTATAAAAATGCAGGTTCTTATAAAGTAGCACAGGCTTTAGGGTTAGACTTTTACCTAGAGGACGATCCAACTGGTGCAGTGTATCTGCGTAAGGGCAAGTGGGGTAAGAAAGGAGAACCCAAGAAGGTAAAAAGATTTTGGATGAATCCAGAGAAAGCAGACCTTGGCGATTGGGGATGGCAAATAAATTGCTACAGATATATGCTTGAAAGACAAGGCAAAGAAATAGATAATATGTATGTACAGATAACGGTTCGTGATGGCGGTATACAAGCCGCAAGAGACCGAGGTGTAGAGAGGAAAATATACCTTATAGAAGTTCCGTACATTCATAATGACCATATAGAGGAAAAATTCTCCCTAAAAAGAGATGCATTAATTGAAGCTCTAAGGTTCAAAAAGCTGCCAGAAATGTGCAGTGTAGAAGAAACTTGGGGAGGTAAGAAGTGCGCTAGCTATTGTGATGTTAGGGAGATATGTCCGTATGTTAAAGAAACACTTTAAGGAGAGCAATTTTGGCTAAGAAGAAAAATGAAATAGTTAGAATTCGAGACGAAGAGCTAGAACAGTCTATTGTTCAAAAGCACAGGAATATTTCTCAAAAAGTTACACCAAAGTCTCATGTAAAGACGAGGCCTGATGGCTACGACTATGTAGATGAGGCT